TCCTCGACCCGCCCTTCAGGCTGCCCAGTTCACTCTCCGGCAGAACCGCAAAGTGGATTCGGCTGGCGGCCTCACGCCTGTCTGCTTCCTTCTTTGCCGCCGCCACCTGAGCCCGGAATTCGCGGCTCTCCTCGTCACTCGCCAGCCGCGCCCGGCCATCGACGATGTGTCGGGCTGCCAGTTCCCTCGGAACCTCCGTGCACACACCCGCCTTGCCCCCATCCGGCGTCTCCAGACTCACCAGCACCACACAGGGCTCCTGGATGCTTTCTTCGACCTGCCGCATTCGCTGATAGTAGACTTTCAAATCCATGTGGTTTCCCCCCTGCGAACTGCTCGCTCGCAAGCGCGTCCTTCCTTTGCCACTGATCGGATGCGCCGAAACAGCCCTCTCTGCCTGGCCCGTCTCGGCGCCCCATGAATGAGCTCCTTGCTCTAACTGTTCACCTGAACGCCGCAGTCATTCCGCAGCACTGCGCAGCCGTACAGCACGTCCACCGTGAACTGCTGCGACAGCGTGTTCGGCTGGTAGCTCATCATCACCCGCATCCCGAAGTTGCCCAGCTCCGCGTACTCGGCGGCGGCGCCGGTCCCGGGCAGCGGTCGCGGCAGGCGCCGCATCACCAGACCGATCGCGTTCTTGGCAAACGCCAGATTGTGAGTCGTCGTCGGCGCGCTGCCTGTCTTCGACACGAACTGCGAACGGAACACGTAGAAGTCCTTGATCTTCCCCACCGTCCCGTCCACCAGCGACCGCAAGCCGGCGTCGCCCGCCGTCTGAAATTCGCTGAACCGGGGGATCTGCCGCAGTTGCGAGTAGGTCGCGGCGTCCACCACCAGGTACTTCGGATCCGTGCTCGGAACCTTCGCCTGGAACAGAGCTGTCTCGGCAGCGTCCACCACTGCCTCGGTAATCGGCGTGCCCGGCGTTCCCACCGGAGCATTCGCGGTGAACCCCGCGTAAAGGCCCAGCAGGTCGGACTCGATCCGCTCGGCAATCGCCACGACGGCCGGGTGCATGTAGATCTGAAGCAGATCGGGTACCGCGAGCACCTTCGTGACATCTGGAATCTGGAACGTCGCTTCCACGTGCGTGTTCAGCGTGATCTGGGCATTGCCCACGTTCGGGTTTTGTGTCTGCACCACGCCGCCCTCGGCGATGTTATTCGCCACCAGGCTCGGCATGATCGGCACGTTGACCGCGTCTCCGGCTTGCGCCAGAGTCGGTTCGTAGTCGCGATTCACCAGGTTCCCCATCACCAGGTTGCCCACCAGGGCCGGCAGAGCGTCCGCCGCCACCAGTTTCACAATCGCGTTAGCTACGTTGGTTGACGTAATTGCTGGCATTCATTTCTCCTTCGTTCTTCCAACTTCTCTTTCAAATTCCCGCAACCGGTCCGTCCAGCCGCCCAACCCGAAGCACTTCTTTGGTTTGCTTCGGATCCGCCCGGTCTGCACGCACCTTCGCGGCGTTACACGCCCTTCAGCGCCTGCGATGTCACGCGTACGATCTCCTGCCGTACCCGTTCCATCTCCTCCTTGCTCATCCCCGGCCGGATCTTGTCCAGATCCACGCCCCCGCCAGACACCGGATTCTTGTGACCGGGCATTACCCCAGATCCCCCGGAAATCCGGGCCGGCAGAAACTCCGGATTCTCTGCAACGAAGCTCGTCAAGTAATCTCGCAGGGCCATCTCTCCCTGCTCCCCTTTGGCCACTAGCCGGCCATCCTCGGTGCGCACGATGTCGTCGCGCACTGCTTTGAACGCCAGGTCCACCTTCGCCACGCCGAGCCGCTGGAGTTCCGTCCGGATTATCGACGTCCGCTCCAGTTCCTCGGCCGCCTTCCGGCTGCGTTTGTTCTCCTCCACCAGTTCGTTCACCCGGCGCTCCAACTGCTCCCGCCGTCTCCGCTCGTCGGCCAGTTCCGCCTTGTAGGCCGGCTCGCTTTTCGCCTGTTCCCGGCTCACGAATTCTTCGATCGCCTGCCGCACGATGCTTTGCACGTCCATCTGCTTGCTGTCGTCCATAGACCTCCTTTGCCTTGTTCCTCCCCAGAGCCCCTTGTCAATCCCCCGGCTGCCGTGTCGCGAACGATGCCTCGATCTCGGCGTTGATCCGGCTCTTTACCTCCGGCCTCGCGTCGCACAGGTACTTTTGAGCCAGTCTCTTGAACATCTCCCGCTTCAGCGTTTCCGACCCAATGCCTAGCTCCAGCAGCTTCTTCGCGTCTTCAAGTTCGTTGCTAAAATCGCCGATGTCGAACTCGTCTAAACCCGAAACATGCACCATTACCCCGTCCTGCCGGGCGCTCGCGATGGCGCTCAACACCTGCCCCATCGTTTCCTTCACTGCATCGCCGTATGCCCGTAGAACCTGCTGCGTGATGCTGAAATCTCGCTGCTTGCTCAACCCGGTCTGCGAGGCGTTCGTCGCTCGTGGACCGCTCGCTTGCGCCATCAGGTAGCAAACCCGGTAGATCTCGTCCTTGAGCCGGTCCAGATTTTCAATCGCGATCTGATATACGTGCCCTTCCGGTTCCGTCCACCCGAACCGGTCGTCCGGTCCAAGCTGGATGTAGTACGACTCCCCCACCGCCTGCTTGAATTCCTTCTCGGAGTACACCACCGGCATCGCGAACAACCCCATGGTCAATGCCCACGCCAGGGCGTTCGATTTGTTGAAGTGTTCCAGTTGCAGCGTGGCTGACTTGTTCATCAGCCACAACCCTTCGCTGACTTTCAGCTCGAACACAGGCACACGGTTCTGCGAAGCCAGCCCGTGCGTACCGGCGTCGACCAGGCGCACCTCGCCCCGCCCATCTTCCCCGGCTCTTTCGTAGATCTCGAATTTCTCGCGGTCGTAGTAAACCCACCGCGTCACCGTCATGGGACCCGGATCGCTCAGTCTCGCCTGCCTCGTGTCCGCCGTCCGGATCACCACCCAGTCGAGCGTGCCGTCCTCGGCCCGGCTCCAATTGATGACCTGGTCTGCATCCCAGGCCACCAGGTACGCTCGCGACCGTCCCAACGCGTCCTCTTCGGCTCGGCTCAGCGGCGCCCGGGGCACTTTCGGAAACTCCACCGTCAGATAGCTCCGCCCTAGTACCAGCGTCGATACCAGTCGGTCCCGGAAGAATTCCGAAAAATTCGTGCCTCTCCGGTCGCAGTCGAGCATGAATTCATCAAAAAACCTCCGGCTTGCCTCGTTGTTCCCTTCGGTCGTCACCACCGGCTCTCTTCGTCCCAGCGTTGCGGCGTACCAGTCGATGATCGACCCGATATAGTTCTCATAGAACACCCGCTTCAGGCGTTCCGCATAAACCTCCAGCGGCTCCCGGTTCCTGCTGATTAGGTATTCCCCGGCCGCCTCTCGGAATTGCTCTCCACCGGCGTACAAGTCTCGGTATTTCTTCCACATCGCAACATTTGCGATGTAATCGCGGTGCTCCCGCTCGATTTTGTGCATGGATCCCACCAAACTCGCGTGTCTGCCTCTCTGTCAGCCGGCGCCATCAATAGAATCGGCGCTCGCTTCTCTCCCCGACCTCGCCCCTCGGCCGGCACTCCTGCCAGATCAGGTACCCCAACGCATCCGACAGATGCGTCCGCATCCGGTCTCTCTCTTTGTCAATCAGCGTGGTGTCTGCCTTGTAGGAGACCTGCTCGAAATCCTTGATCAGTTCCTTGCACTTCGGATCGACCATCAGCCGGATCTCGCCCGAGGCCGTCCGCAGCATCGCGTTCATCAGGCTGATTCGGTCCCGCACCTGCGGATTGCGTTTCGGCACCCTGTATTCGACGGGTGCCCGGTACCTCTCTTGGAAATACGCCCGGATTATTTCGTAATCCGTGCTCCCTGTCGTCTGCATCGCGTTGCCGGACGCGTCGCCGTAAATCACCACTCCTGCCGTATGACTCGGAAACCTCGCCACGAAGGCTTCACACGCCTGGTCCGTCGTGGCCCGCCGCAGGACAATCTCATCCAGTACTCGCACCCGGTCCCCCGAAATCTGGGCCACTACCGAACTCATCGGGTCCACGTTGAAGTCCAGCGCCCAGTACAGCCGCGTACCCGGATCCGCCCGCAACTCGGTCACGTGCTCGTCCCGCCGGAACGCACTGTACACCAGCCCGCCGGCCATATTCACGTACTGCCCCAGAACCTCTTGCTCGTAAAACTGGGCGTCGTAACTGTTCTTCAGACGCTCGTAGAAATCCGGTATCTGCTTTAGCAGATACCGGTTCTCAAACGGCTCCGCGATGATCGTCTCGTATCCAGCGACCCGGTCGGAAAGAAACCGCCGGTAGACCCAATCGAATCCTTTCGGCGTCCACACTGCGAAACCGCACAGTCGCGCCGCCTTCGGATCTCTGAGCCGGCCCTCCATCCGAAGCCAGGCCGCCTCCTGCGTGTAACTCAGTTCGTCGAGTCCGAACCATGCCAGATTCGTGCCCCTCAGTCGCTCGTACTCGTCCATCGATCGGAATAGGATCCTCGATCGGCTGTCCAGCATCGTCAGGACGTTGTCCGCTTTGTTGAACTCGTACGGTATCCGGTTGCTGTCCAGAATCTCGAATAACGTGGCCTGTGTCGCATCCCGCAACATTGGATACGTGGGGGCGCCGATCAGCCCCATCCGTCCGGCGTTCACGTAACTCAGCTTGATGGCTTCCTGGCATAGCGCCTGGCTCTTTCCCGATCCGATCGGCCCGGAGAACCCTTTGAACCGTGCTAGGCTTTCATGGAATCGCTTCTGGGATGGCAGCGGACTATAGTCTATTTTTCGATAGTAGATTCCTTTGCCGCCTCGGCCGGTTCGACCCATGTCACCTTGATCTCCTTCGTCTCTTCCGCCTCCAGTTCCTTCTGAAGCTGCAACAGCTTGATGAAGTCGCCCACCGTAACTTTGGGATTCGACTTCAACTGCTCCCCGATCTTCTGGATCGCGGTATTCACCGCATCCTTGGTGCTGCTTCCTCTGAGCCTGCTGACCCCCTTCACCCTCCGCGTCTCTCTGCCCATAGTTTTCCCCAAGGAACGTTGCTTCATCCCTACCCCGGTCGTGCAAAAAAGTGGGGGCCCCGCAACCGGGCGGCCCCCGAGAAGTCGGTGCGCAACCGACAGCCTTACTCTGCCCCAAAAGTAGCACTGCCAGTTCGCTCTAGGCGTTGGCGGCAGAGCCTAACTGATTGAAACGAAAGCCTCCAAAATTTGTTTCGCCTGCGTGACTCTTGTTTGCGGCGCCGCACCCGGTCGGCCCAGCCCCACTTCCTGCCCGCACTCGTTCACCGCCACCTCCGTGTCAAAGGCATCGGACGGATTTTTCCTGAGAGTTACGGGGGGGGACAGGCACCTACAAAGTGGGGGGTGAGATCCCAAGTACCATTAGTTGAAAGGATTGCTGCCATGCAAACTGGACTCGGTGCCCACGCTGATGAGGAAACCCTGGAGAAGTACTCCCTGAAAACTCTTCCCGAGGCGGAAACGGCTCGCCTCGAAGAACATCTGCTGGTCTGCCCGAAGTGTCAGGGGCGTTTAGAGGAGATTGACCACTTCGTGGCCGCCATCCGTCAGGTGGCGCCCCGGCTGCGCGCGGAGGCGCGACTGGCCCGTCGTGCGTGGTGGAGACTGCCTGCCTTACCAGCCATTCCCAAGCTTGCCCTGGCCGGGACTCTGGCCGTGCTCGTGCTCGCGTTCCTGGTCGGGCGGACATGGATTAGTGCGCCGGGCGCGAGTTCGGCTCCGGCCATCGTGATCCTCCAGCTCCACCGCGGCCCTGAGGCTGGCAGCGGTAGCTGGGGTCCCGCCGGCAAGCCGCTCACGCTGGAGACTGATGTCAGCCAACTGGCGCCGTTCCCCACCTACAATATCGAGATCGTCAATTCCTCTGGCGAGCCCGTGTTCGCCTCGAAGGGGCAGGCTAAGGAGGGTGCCCTGCGCGTCCAGGTCTCGCGTGCTTTCTCCGCAGGCACTTACTTCGTCAGGCTTTATTCGCCCACCGGCGAGCTGCTGCGCGAGTTCGGCCTGCATATACGGTAAACGGCCAAGGCGGCCGCACGATTCAGAAGACCCGCCGTTTTAGCCGGCCCACGGCAAACTTCGCCGTGTCGGCCACAGCCATGACGGTCATCACTCCGGCCTGAACCGGGTCTGATACCACCAGATCGGCCGCCTCCGGTACGCTTCCGGCCATGTTCAGGCTCACCACCAGCAGTCCGGTCGACCGCACCTCACGCACGGCCTGCTCAATCTCCCCACCCATCAACGACCCCGCCAGCACTAGCGCGCGCACCCGGGGCAGGCGCGCGACCGCCCGCACTGCATCCGCAAGGGCCTGCTCACCCACCAGTGGAATGGTATCCACCGAGATGTGCTCCCCGCGGATATTGTGCCGGTCGGCTTCCGAAATCGCGCCAATGGCCACCTGCCCCACCTGCGCCCCGCCTCCCATGATGATGATGCGCTTGCCGTAAATCTTGTCCAGGCTCTTGACGATCTCGACGCGCTGGACTATGGGTAGTGCCCGCAGATCCGCAGCGAGTTGCTCCATGGGAGTGATGCCCGAGCCAGCCGGCTCCGGCAAGGCGATCTCAAAATATATCCGAGCCTGGGGAGGGTGGCTCTCGATAATGGCCACGGACGTAATGTCGCCCTGATGCTGGGCTATCACCCCTGTCAGCCGGTGCAATACCCCTGGTGCCGCGTCGGCGTGCACCACCATTCCGAATCCCTCGTCAGCCATCGTTTGTTACCATTCGATTGCAGTCTGCATCCATTAACTGTTAGAATTTCTTATTCTGACCCTTTCGGCCTGACTCGTGAGGCCGACCGCAAGGGGGGTACGTCGTTTGAAAGGAACGCCTCTCGGTATTGTAGCTTTCTTTATCGCCGTTGCGCCTGCGATGCGCGGCGAACCT